GTCATGGCCCGTGCCACGCGCAGGAAGAACATGATCGAGTCCAATGGCGCGTATCCCGTCGAGGGCAAAGGCGGCAGCCTGCACGCCCCGCACGATGGATATATATGGCGCTGGTGGTGGTATGACCGAGACGGCTTCGAGGTTCAGGACTTCGAGAAGACCGCAATGGGCGGCGAGTTCCTGCCAGAGTCTCGGCTGGCACCAGATTGCGAGACCGAGCGCAAGGCATCGCGCTTCGGCTGGCCTACGCTGCGCATTGACTATGTCGATGCAGAGCTGGCTGAATCTATTGTCGCTGCACTGGACGGCATTCTGAGGGTGCGGTGCGGAAAGGCCTTCGAGGGCCGCAGTGGTGGCGCTATGTGCCACCTTTATGTGGACAAGTCGTGCGCCGATGCAGCCGAGATGGTGCGGGGGCACGTTGAGGCGATTAAGGACGCAGCGTACCACGCGGAGGTCGCTCGTCGGGCCGCTGTTGCGGCAACGGCTGAGGCCTGCCCTGTTGGTCGAGTTGAGGTGACCGGCACGGTACTGAGCACCAAGTGGGTGGAGAACCAGTACGGCTCCACGCTGAAGATGCTGGTCGAGGACCGCCGAGGCTTCAAGGTGTTCGGCTCGGTGCCGGGCGTGCTTGAGAATGTCCGTGGTCGATCAGTGAGCTTCACGGCTGCGCTCGAGCCATCTCAGGACGATGAGAAGTTTGGATTCTTTAAGCGCCCTACCAAGGCCAAGTTCATTGACACGGAGGCCGCATAAGCGATGACAGGTCGTTGAGGCTTAGAGCTGTTGAGATACCAAGGGGGCTGCGGCCCCTTTCTTTTTGCCTGCGGTAAAACCCCCGCTACCTTTTCCCGCTTGATTTGTATGCGGTAAAACCTCCAGTACGTTTTCCCGCACGCTCAAGTGAGTTGGGTGAGTTGGGTAAAACACTGTTTTTACCCCTTGCCCAACTCACTGCCCAACTCACCTACCAGTGGGCGCAAACCCCTGTTTTATATACCTTTTTTATTATTATTAAGAGAGAGAGAGAGGGGTGAGTTGGGTGAGTTGGGTAAAAAAGCAATCCACATGGAAATGGCAATGTTAGTAAGTACTAACTTTTATATATGTGTTTCCATGTGGATTGAAAAAGCACCCAACTCACCCCCCTCACCCAACTCACCTGCTTTTTTTCTAATGAAATCAACAGCTTACGAGCGCCAAGGGTGAGTTGGGGGCGAGTTGGGTGAGTTGGGCACGCCCTCCTACTGGCGCACCCCGTCGATCAGCGCAGTAAATCCACGCTAAACAACTACAATTGGTATTCACAACCGATAGATGTATCTGCATACTGGCGGCTGTAACCCACTGATAAACAAAGGGATTTCATGGCGAAAGAAAAGGAAATCAACTTAGAGGATCTCCACCATCTGGCAAAGATCGGGCTTACCGAGGCTCAGATTGCTGCATCCCTTGGTGTGAGCACGCCTACGTTCGAGAGGCGCAAGAAGGACACTGAGGGGTTCTTAAGCACATTAAAGGACGGAAAGGCCGCTGGTATCGCCAAGGTCACCAACGCGCTGTTCAAGGGCGCTGTCGAGGACGAGAAGCCCGCGAGTCAGATCTTCTTCCTGAAGAACCGCGCAGGCTGGACAGACCGGCAGGAGGTGGACGTGTCAGGCTCAGTCGGCGTAGACGTACAGCTCGACGCAGCTATCGCTGCGCTGAAGGAAGCAGGCATCGACCCATCAACATTGTGATGCAACGATTACCCGGCATAACCCAGTATGTAGCTGTGACGGGCGCTGAGGCCCGCGTGGTACAGTTGTGACTGTACCGCGAATCTTAGCGTATAAAAATGTCAATTAAATCAACGACTTACAACACGCGATGCCCAGAGAAATTTGAGGCTATACACCACCCCTACCCCAGACAAAAAATGTTAGTCAAAACGGCTTCGCAAATTTGGGACTCCGGCGTGGGGTGCGGGTACGGGGTATATCGAGTTACACACAGGGGCGGGTTTTGAAAAAAGCGACTTCAAAAAAAGAAGACCTTGTTTTAACAGAAGAGCAGCAAAACAAGGCGGAAGAAATTGCAAAAGCTATCGCCGTAGTAAAAGAGCACAAGCGCACACACAGGCTTGATCAGTTCAAACCATACCCGTGGCAATCAGATTTCTACAGCGCGGGTTTAAAAAACAAGCAGCGTTTGCTTATGGCAGCCAATCGAGTAGGAAAAACCGCAAGTATGGCTGTTGAGGTCGCCTACCATTTGACCGGAAACTACCCTGATTGGTGGAACGGCATAACATTTAACAAACCTGTGTCAGTCTGGTGTTTAGGTGTCTCTGGTGAGCAATTGCGCGACGTTGTTGTTAAGGAATTGTTCGGCGCGTATCTAGGTGACGGCAAGTTCGACGGAAACGGCCTGATTCGGCAGGATCAGGTCTATCAGGTCACCCCGGCAATGGGAACTCCAAGATTGCCAAGAGACGTTGCAGTCCGCTACGCCACCGGCAACACCTCACTGGTATCGTTCAAGTCTTATACACAGGGCCAGCATGTCTTGATGGGCAGCTCCCAAGACTTCATCTGGATTGACGAGGAGCCAGTAGACCCCACTATCTACCCCCAAGTGCTCACCCGCACAGCCACCGGAAACGGCGGTGAGGGCGGGTATGTCACGATGACATTCACCCCAGAAAATGGCGTAACTGAGCTGGTCAGCCAGTTCATGGACAACCGGCAAAAAGGTCAGCACCTCGCAAACGCGACTTGGGAAGACGCAAAGCACCTAAATGAAGAGACCAAAGAGCAGCTTCTGGCTGCCATACCTGAGTATCAGCGCGACATGCGCTCCAAGGGTATCCCCGTGTTGGGCGAGGGCATGGTGTTTGCGCTGTCCGAGGAGGTAATCAAGTGCGAACCATTCGAGATCCCTGCCCACTATAAAAAATTGGCGGCGATCGACTTCGGAATCACCCACCCCACTACCGTTGTCTGGACCGCCTACAACCCCGACTCAGATACGATCTTTGTGTATGACTGCTACAAGCGCGAGGGCGAGATACCGGCGGTTCACGCCTCTGCCATTAAGTCACGCGGTAAAACAATCCCCATGATCTACCCCCACGATGGTGATTCTACCGAGAAAGGCTCCGGCAAGACGCTTGCAGAGATGTACATAGAGGCCGGTGTCCTGATGATCGGGCGATTCACAAACCCCGATGGCACCAACTACGTCGAACCCGGTTTAATGGAAATGTTAGAGCGGTTCCGAACCGGCAGATTACAGGTGTTTAGCAACCTTACCCCTTGGTTCGAGGAGTTTCGTCGTTACCACCGCAAAAAAGGAAAAATCCACAAAGAGTTCGATGATTTGATGGACGCTACACGCTACGCCGCGATCTCAGTGACCCGATTCGGTCAAAACGACGCCGAGCAAGATAAAACAGCAAACAGAACAGGACACACATCCCATGAATACGATTATTGATGAGCAGGAGCTGCTTTCCACGCTGGAGCGGAATATTGATGCGGCAGACACCTACGCAAACTCAGAGGTCGGGGAGCAGCGCGACACCGCCCACCGATATTACTATGGTGAGCCAATGGGCAACGAGATCCGTGGCCGCTCTCAGCATGTGAGCCGCGATGTTTTTGATGCGGTCGAGGCTGTGAAGGCCATGATGCTGGAGACATTCAGCGCGGACAAAAACATATGCCGATTTGAGGCACAAAGCCCCGAGGACGCAATGGGCGCACGCATGGCAACCGCTTGGACCAACTACAACTTCTACAGGCAGAACGACGGCTATAAAATTTTAACGGATGTAATCCATGACGCGCTGGTAGCGAAAACAGGAATCGTTAAGAGGTACTGGAAAGACGATTATAAGTTTGAGGAATTTGAGTTTGAGGGCGTAAGCGAGAACGACTTTAACCAGATGATGTCAGACCCGAGCGTTGAACCCACTGAGCTTATGGAGGAGGCGGTTGAGGTTGTTGACGAGCAGACCGGAACCGTTTACAGCGAGCTTTCCATATCCGGCACCGCCCGCAGGCGCATAGACACATCCAAGGTCTGCGTCGAGACCATCGAGCCAGAAAACTTTCTGATCAACCCACGCGCAAAGACCGTTCAGGACAGCGACTTCTGCTCCCACCGCATGGCGATGACACGCGGTGAGCTGCTGGCGGAGGGGCTTCCGCAGGAGATGGTGGATAAGCTAGACGAGGACGATATGCTTAAGGACGATGGCTCTCTGGGCCGCGACTCCGTGGACAGCTTCCGCCATGACCGCTTCGGCTTAGATGACTCTGAGGACCGAGAGTACGTCACACTCTACGAGTCATATATAAAGCGTTACGACTCGGACCTAAACGCCTGCGTGTACTACAAATGTATGCACAGCCGCCACACCATGCTGGATGTTGAGCTTGTGAGCGAGATACCGTTCCGCACGTTTACGCCCTTCCCTCTTCCGCATCGTTTTTATGGTATGTCGCTTGCGGATGTGATTGTTGACCTACAGAAGACGATGTCGAGCCTTAAGCGCGGCGTTGTCGATCATTTGATGTTAACTACAACTTCCCGTTGGGTAGCCAACCTGTCATTAGTCAAGAACCCACGCGACCTGTTAGACAACAGAGTCGGTGCGGTTGTTGACGTTATGTCTCCGAACCCCGAGAGCGTGGTGCGGCCCCTGCCCACCCCGCAGCTAAACAGCAACGTCTACACGGCAATTGAGAATTTCGAGCAGGAAAAAGAGCAGCGATCTGGCTCCAGCAGAATGAGTCGCGGCATGGACACAACTGCGGTCAGCAAGCAGAACAGCTCCGACTTAATTAATACGTTCATGAACGCCAGCAACCGGCGAATCATGGTGATGTGCAGGAACTTCGCAGAGAACTTTCTGAAGCCTTTGATGCAAGACCTCTACCGCCTTGGCGTCGAATATGAAAACGAAGAGAAGATGCTCCAGCTCGACGGGCGCTTTGTCCCTATCAACCCCGCGATGCTGGGTGACCGAACAGAGATGACCGTTGCAGTGGCGCTGACTCCAGAGGAGCAGGCGCAGGAGGCCCAGATGCTATTGAGTCTGGACCAGCAGTTCACTATGAACCCCCAAGACCCAACACTCGGCGGCCTCTACGGTCAGCAGCAGAGGCACGCAATGATATCCAGAGCATTTGAGCTTCTGAATATCAAAGAGGGCGCCGCCTACTTAGCGGACCCAAACAGCGAGGAGTTCCAGCAGCAGATGCAGCAGCAACAGCAGCAGCAGCAGGAGGAGCAGGCCCGTCAGGAGCAGATGCAGATGCATCAGGCGGAGTTCCAAGCCGACATGCAGTCCAGACAGGTGAGCGTTATGGAGGGCCAGTTGGAGCTGGATATTTTGAAGGAGCAGAACAAGACCGTTTTCGAGCGCCAGAAGCAGGAGCACAAAGAAGAGAACGAGGACTCCAAGTTGCTTATGGACGCCGAGAAAATCAAGCACGAAATGAAAATCAAGAACGCAGAGCTTGAGCTTGAGCGCCAGCAGGGGCGGAGCGTGAACATTGGATAACGATTTAAGTAGATTCGACGGATTCCTTAGCAACGCAAGGGCCCGAAAGGAGCCTAAGCGCCACGCCAAGGAGGTCATCAAGGAGTACTTGGAGTATCGGGGACGGGACACCGCCCCCGCCAAGCCAACCAAGGTCGTAAAGGCCGATAAACCGAAGCAACCCAAAGGGGATTTTATTAAATGAGCGAAAATATCGAGAACCAAGAGATGTATGAACTTGAGTCGAAGGCGGCTGCGGCATCCCAGATGCTGAACTCGCAGGTATTCAACGATGCATTCCAATCAATGAATCAGGGGATTGTGGACCAGATACTGCAAACGCCACCCGAGGCCCCTGAGGAGCGAGAGCGACTCTTTGCGATGTATAAGGCAGGGCAGATGTTTGTGCAGCAATTTGTCTCAGTTATCAACAACTTAGAGTTGCGTAAACAACAAGAGAGTGAGTAGAATGGCTGAAAATACAATCGAACCGACAGAGCAAACCCCAACGGACTCTCTCGGTTTAAGCGAGATCGAGCGTTTAACCGCCCTTTTGGAGTCCGAGCTGGAACAACCCGAAGAGCAAACAGAATCCGATCAAGAGGAGTCTACGGACTCTGACAACGTGGACGCTGAGTTTGAAGATGTACCCGAAGACGAAGCCGTCGCGGACGAGGAGGTCGAAGACCCAACCGAAGACCCCGAGGCGGAAGAATCTGAAGAAGAGCTGACATTTGAAATTGGTAACGGTGAGACCGTCACCGCCGAAGAATTAAAGCTCGGATACCTCCGACAAAGTGACTACACACAAAAGACACAGAGTCTAGCCGAATCTCGAAAGGCCGCAGAGGCCCAGATCGAGGAAACCACGGCGACGATGTCTGCGTTACTTTCGGCGGCAGGCGCAGACCTTTCACGCTTTGAGGGCGTTGACTGGGAACGTGCGGCAGTCGAGAACCCTGAACAATACAAGCAAGCCAAGGCGAGCTTTGAGCAGACTAGATCCACCTACGACTTTATTAAGGCGCAGTCGGATCGGTATCAGCAGCAGCAGCAGCAACAGGCGGACACCGCGCAAAAAGAAGCCGCGACAGAAAGCCTGACTGTACTCAAAACCAATATCCCCAACTGGTCTAACGACCTCTACTACTCTATCGGGGAGTATGCTCAAAAAGATTTAGGTGTAAGCAGCGAGGAGTTTAACCAAGTTGCAGACCACCGGATAATCACCGCGCTTTATAAGGCAATGCAGTTTGATCAGGCAAAAACGGTTGCGGCTAAGAAAAAAATCAAGGCCTCACCCACTAAAACTTTGTCTGGCGGCAAGGCAGACGCAACAAAGGCAACGCAGTCCGAGAGTTCCCGCAAAGCAAGCGAGAGATTGAGGAGAACGGGCCGAGTTGAGGACGCAGCAGCCGTCATCTTGAACAGGATTAAATAAAATGCCTACAGTAGCAAACACCCTAAAGACCTATGATCAGGTTGGTAAAAAAGAAGATTTTGAGCAGGTTATCTATGACATAACCCCTACCCAGACACCTTTCCTTAGCAGTATTGGTAGCTCAACAGCCGAGGCCACACTGCACCAGTGGATGCAGGACTCCCTCGCCAGCGTAGGTAGCAATATCCTCGTTGAAGGAGCGGATGCAGGTGCCGCGTCAACGGTAACTCAGGTTATCAAGAGCGCGAACACACAGATCTTTGGTAAGGTCGTGCAGGTATCAGGCACCGCTGAGGCTATCGGTTTGCATGCACGGACATCTGATCTTGCTAACGCAATCGCTAAAGCTGGCAAGGAATTGAAGCGCGACATAGAGCACGCGTTCGTTGGTTTAGGTCAAGCGGGCACCGCAGGCTCAGGATCAGCAGGCCGCCAACTGACATCTGCCGCGAATCAGATCTCTGCTACAACCACCAACACCGCTGGCTCGAACCGAGCACTAAGCGAAGCATTGATTCTTGATGTCCTTGAGAAAACCTATAACGAGGGCGCGGAGCCTAACCAGATTCAGGTTACACCGTCTCACTCGCTGATCGTCGCAGGCTTTGCCGCAACATCTGGTCGCACAAGAGACTTCGACACAGGAACCAAGCTGGTAAATGCGGTCGATATCTATGTCTCACCTTTCGGTTCTGTATCGATTGTGCCCAACCGTTTCCTACAGGCGAACACCGCGCTTGTGTTGGATACAGAGTATTGGTCACGCGCAGTGTTGCGCCCAATGCAAACAATCCAACTAAGCCGCACAGGTGACTCAGACAAGCGCCAGATGCTCACCGAGCTAACGCTTGTGTGTAAATCTGACATCGCGTCTGGAAAGATCGACGCCTTAACAGCGTAAGAAAACTCTCACTCCCCTGAGAGCCAGAGTGCCCAAGGTTACCCCTAGCCTTGGGCGCTCAACCCTTTCTTGTGCCTGTTATTACAACCTATAGGGGTCTTAACAACTAAGGGTTCTATATGTCTGACTTAAAAGCACACATCCAACACGACGAGATGGATGACAAACTCCACATCGCGCACTCGCAGGATGTCAGCCCTATAATTCGATCGAACCGAAAATCCTTTAACGCCAGCGAGAAGCATGACAAGTACAGTGATTGGAATCGAGTGGCAAGCATACCGGCAGTTGTGGTCATGGAGTGGATGAAGGAAGGCATCAACGTGATGGCCCCCACATATGAAGATCAGAAGAAGATCAAGAAGAAATTGAACTCACCTGAGTACGCCTACCTAAGAACACGCAAGGGTCGCCTATGAGTCTCACTACTTATGATGGATTGAAACTGTCAGTAGCTGACTGGTTGAACAGAGAAGATTTGTCGTCAGTTATTCCCGACTTTATAGAGCTGGCTGAGAACCGCATATTTCATGAGC